GCTCTCTGTGTCGATGATCGGAGCGCGTCCGATCTTGCCCTGCTTCTTGCGCCCGGTCTGTAGCGCGATCTCGTTCAGCCATATCTTGTACGGGTGATACTGTCGCTCCCCAAACGGGTAGGCGTCGAACAGCAGTTGCTTGAGGCGCGCTTCGTCGCCGCCCGCCTCTTGGATCGCGGCTGCGATGATGGGACGCGCCTTGTCGCGCCAGTAGCTCACGGTCGGTACACTCCATCGCCTTCATTGAGTGCCTGGCTCAAGAAGTCGTCCTCGCCCTTGGAGCGGACCATCCCGTTGAGAAATGCGACGCGATCCGCCGCGTTGTCCGGGTGGTCGTGGTCGCTCTCTGCGTTCCATCGTCCATCGGGATCGTAGAACCCGACCGTCCACAGGCTCGGCTCGGTTTTCTTGTAGACGTAGGAACCCATCTCAATCTCCTTTCGCCTTCCACCTTGCGCACCACTGTTTCGCTTCAGCGATTACGCCTCTGGTTGCGCCGCAGGGAACGAATCTACTGCTGCCGCGCCCCCTGCTCTCGTGATAGTCGAAGAACTGCCACGCCTTACACCATCCCGACTTTGCCTTCTTGTGACACGGACTCCAGTGCTTGCAGTTTTCGCAGCACTCGCCGTCCATCACTCCCCCTTCGGCTGGTGGCGGTTGCAGCCGACGCCATCAATGAAGTGCGTCCATACATTGTGCAGTTCGCAATGAAGCACGTCGCGGTGCTTGCACGTCTCGCAGGTGTCGATCCTGCGGGCCTCGGCTACGGCGGCGAGGGCGAGGCGCGTGTATTCGTCTTGCGCATCGCGCTCGATTTCTTCCCATACTTCTGCGTGTTTGATGTGACTGATGGCAGCCTTGAACGCCGCCCTCCCAATCATCTGCTCCCGCGTCATCGCGTCACTCACTTCCCCACCTCCGCGTCCACGCTTGCGGGCCACAGCCTCGCGTGCGCGTCGATCAACGCCAGCGCGGCCTCGTACTCCTGCGCGTGTACGCCGTCGCCGTGCGTCTCCTTGACCTTCGCCGCGAACGCATCACGACTGCCCCAGAAGCAACCGGACCGCACGAACACGCCGTTGCGCGTTACCCACGCCACCAGATACGCGGACCGCGATCCGATGGGTCCGATCTGAATACACGGGCGCTGGCCGGAGGCGATTTCGCCACCGGAGAGGTTGGCCCTGGCGAGGTTGGCCCCGGCGAGGTAGGCCCCGTCGAGGTTGGCCTCGGCGAGGTTGGCCCTGTCGAGGTTGGCCCCGGCGAGGTTGGCCCCGGCGAGGTTGGCCCCGTCGAGGTTGGCCCCGTCGAGGTTGGCCCCGGCGAGGTTGTCCCCGTCGAGGTTGGCCCCGGCGAGGTAGGCCCCGGCGGACACGGCAGCCTCAACGGCGATCTTCAGCGATTCGCCGTCGTGTGTGAACAGAACCTTGCCCGTGAGTCTGCATTTGATCTCGATCATGATTTCACCTCCGCGTCCACGCGCTTGCCGCTCAATTTAACGTGGCCCCACCGATAGCCGGACTTGATGTTAGATATCGTTGACACATCTACGTCAAAGTATCTAGCCAGATCTCCGGTCCTGCTGCCGCGAGATACCATCTCCTTGATCTTGCGAACATCATCTGCCGTAAGTTTGCAGTTGTGATGGTCATCTACGCTGCGTCCCTTCCGCTTCATGTCGGCCATGTTGTCGGCGTGGCTTCCGATGAACAAGTGCCGCGGGCTCACGCACGCCCTGTTGTCGCATCGGTGAAGTACGCAAAGACCATCAGGGATCGCGCCGAAGTGGATCATCCACGCTACTCGGTGCGCCCTCCACAGACGCTTGCGGAACCACGCGCTGCCGTAACCTCCGGTATCCAGGCAATGCCCCCAAACATGGCAACCATCACCAACGGAGACGGCGACCTTCTCAAAGAAGATTTCCTTTTCTTGCTCTAGGATTGGGAACACGACATTGACGCGGCGCGATGCGGACATAGCGGAACTCCTTTTTTGTGGGGGGCGGGAAAAGGAGTACCCGCCCCCCGGGCCTTGCCCGTGGTGTCGGGAGCTACCCGACAGGCACGACCACAGTATCATTCACGCACTTCCGTGTCAATACCGCCCATCGCGGAATCTCCTAACTCGTTGTGTCGCAATCACTTACTTCCGAAGCCACCACAGCAGATCGACCACAGCAAGGCCGATCAGCATCATGATCTCCATTGTGCGCCACCTCCTTATCACGGTTGAAGAACAGGACCACGGTCGCGTAGTCTCCGGCCCCGCGACCTATTGCGGCTCCGTCCGCACCGACAGCGTCCATCGCTTCTCTCATCTTTTCGCGCAGCCACTTCGAGGTCATTCCGCCCTCCCTGTGTTCGACTGTCTTCTCATGCGTCGCGCCAGATCAACCTTGTGGGGCCGACCATCAAGCGCCTCCTTGATCATGGCGATGCAGAATTCTTCGATCTGCCGGATGCGCTCGCGGGTCAGGCCGTGGACGGCGGCGATCTGTTCCAGCGTCCCTCCGTCCCATCGGCGCAGCATGATGTCGCGCTCTTTGGGGGTGAGGCATTCGCTCATGGCCGCTTCGACCATCGCAACGCGGCGCTCGGTGTCGATCATCGTGTCGATGTCGTCGGTGTCCGATGCCGCGCGGCTGTCGGCCATCACGTCTCCGAACGTCATGTCGTCGTAGGTGCCGCGCTTGTTGCTGATAGGCTCGTCCAGAGACACGGAGTGCGTCGCCCGGTTCCCTGTTGCGACAGACGCCGAGCTGGCGTACCGGACGTTTTCCGGCGTGTCGCGTCCAGATCTGCGGAACCTCCAGATCGCCGTCACGACGTTAAACGGAATGTGGACGGCAAACGCCTGTGGGGCGAGTTCTTGCAGTGCGTACTTCGCCCACCATACCGCGTAGGCATATAGCCGCGTCTGGTGTCGGTTGTTGAGATCGTAGTCGTCGATGCCGCGCGAAAATCCGATAGTGGCCACCTGCACTCTGTCATCGGCCGACAGGCCGACGACCGTGTACGACTTCGCAAGCTTGACAATCAGCGGGGCGTTGCGGGCGATCAGTTCGACGCGGGCGCCCTCGTCTCCCGACTGTGCTCGCTTGATCAGCTTGCGCTCGTATCTGCGGCCCTCCTTTGTGGACTGGATGGCCCCCCCGTATTTCTCGTACAGCCTGAACCATCCACTAGCAACTTTGCTGTCGCGTATCATGTGATCCGTCATGCTTGCGACTCCTTGATCTTGCTGATGACCAGGTGAACGCGCCCGCGCTTGACCGACGGGCGACGCACGACCATGAGGCGGTCGATCTGCGAATCGTCTGGCCAGACGCTTGACTTGGTGAGCGAGTCGAGCGTGGCCTTGAGGATGTTGTCGAGATCGCGGTGGCGACCGTAGGGAGGGAATGCGTAGACCTCAACGGCTAGTCGGTCGCCGAATCCGTAGGGGGCGAGCCCGTGGACCGCGACCTCTGCGGCGACGGCGTCGTAGTACTCGCGGCCGCGCTTGCTGATGATCGTGCGCGGCTTGCCGCCGATTGCGATGTGCCGCCAGATCGTGTTGACCGACGGAGGCCAGGGAAGCGTGAGTTCCTGCGTTGTCACGCCGCGTCTCCACCGCCGAGTCGTCCTTCGTCAGACCTGCGGACATACTCTCGCAGGGCGCGGATCTTCAGCCCTGCCGTTGCGCTGTCCTTGATCACGTCGCGGATCAGCGTCACATGGTCGCGGCGGCCCATCTCGTATCCGACGCGCATGATGTGGTTGCAGTTCTGGTGCTGGCCGCCGACCGTCGCGCGCTGCCAGGGCCAGATGCGCCTGTTGCAGAGCGAACACTTCGTCATGTCAACTCCCGTCCGTTAGGTCGATCCCACAAGCCATCGACATCTGATCCATGTCGATCTGGCCGGTCATTCCGTGGAGCGATGCCAGACCCCTGAACGCAAGACCGAACTCCTGTTTGCTGATCTTGCGCGAGGCCATGTCCGAAAAATGCGGCCAGACGGCGAGGTTGAACGAGACCGCCTGTGGGGATAGGCGCAGTTCTTCCTCGCCGTCGGCCGCGGCGCCGGCGTATCGCGGGAGGTATGCACAGACTTCGTTGAGCGTAGGCATCGAGCGGTGTGCCGCCTTGCCATCATCGAAAGCCTTGCGCACGTCAGGAGGTGTGCGAGTCCGCAGGCGCGAGTACCACGCTGACGCCATCTCGGAACTGAACTTCCGGCCGTGGTAGGAGAGCAGCGACGTGAACAGTTCGTTGAAGTCTTGGCGCTGGATCATCAGTCATCCCCCATCTCGAGGAACTTGCGGCGCTCGGCCGCCTCGCTGTCGCCGTCGACGCCGATGTTGGCGAGGTACTTGTTGAACTTTGTCTCGTTGAACAGGGTGTCGGGGCAGAAGTGGACGTGCATATCAGCGCGGTCCCGCCACGCCTCGATCTGCGAGTCGATGACGGCGATGAGGTCGGCTTCGGGGTGGCCGGAGGCGAGGCGGGCGCGGGGCAGCCGGCGGTTGCCCTTGGATCGGATGTCGAAGCCGCGGGCCTTGGGGAGGATCTCCTGGCGACGGATGTTGAGGTAGGTCAGGACTCGGTCGGTGGGATCGGCGTAGGGGTCCGACTTGGGCTGCCGGACCTCCCCCACAACCCGTCCCGCTTCCCGAGCGGGACAGTTCTTGTTCTTCTCTGACTCTGTCTCTGACTCTGACTCTGACTCTGACTCTAGCACGTTACATTTCTGCACATGTGACGTCACATGTGACGTCACTATCCCGCCGCCATTGTTTGCGCGGTGACGGCGCATCCTCTCTGCTCCGCTACCGTCTGACGCGAACTGCCTGTCATCCCAATTAGTTGGCGTCCCGTCTTCATCCAAATACTCACGCTCGACCAGCGCGCCCATGTCCCTCCGCGCGCGCTCCGCGTCGACGCGCAGGGTCCATGCCACATCCTCGGCGCTCGCGCCGGCCACGATGTCGCCGGTCTTCCACTTGCACCAATACCAGACCAGGAACAGTTGCGTTTCCTCGGGGAGCTTGCGCATCCGAACGTGGTCGGGCAGGTCGCTGTAGATCCGGAGCCAGAGAATGCCCACTGTGTCCTCCGTGACCCGCATGGGGTCCGTCCGAGCCGTCAGATCCGCGCTTCCATGTAGATGAACAGTTGCCCCTGGTCGGCTTTCTTCTGCTCGGCCAGACGGTATGTGTTGTAGGAGTTCCCGCTGTGGCTGCGGTGCTCCCGCACGTCGAACGCCTCGGGGTTGAGCGCGACCAGCTCGCGCAGCTTGCGCTCGTCGCAGGGGTGTTCTGTGGTGAAGACGATGTCCTTCACGCGCCACGCGCCGGTCATCAGGACGGCCGGCGGGGCGGGGGTCTGGCCGGTCAGGCAGTCCCAGACGCGGCGGCAGCGGAGCGGGACGTTGAAGGTGCTGCCGTTCCAGTCGATGAGGCGCGCTGGCGCCGCGGTCTCGCTCTCGATGCGCTCGGGGGCGCTCACTTCGTCTCCACGCCGTCGATGATCTCGAACGACACCGGCGCCTCGCAGGGTCGGCACACTAGGACTGCCTCGTAGATGGTGTGGACTTCGTTGTTGAGGAGGCAGAGCGCCTCTGCGTGTTTCCGCGCCTCGGACAGCGTGTCGAACTGCGACCACGACGGGCCGACCATGATGATCCATCGCTTCTTCGTTCCGCTCATCGGTACGCCCCCGTCAGGTGAAGGATGAAGTGGACGCCGAGGCCCAGCGAGGCCGCGGACATGAGGATCTCGGTTGCGTGGAAGTGGACCGCGTCGTCGAGCGCGACGCCGTCTATGGTCATCTCGCACACGTCGCTGACCTTGGCGATCAGCAGCGCCAGACCGCCGCCAGCGAAGAACAGCGCAGCCCCCCAGTTGATGATGTCGCTCATGAGTCCCTCCGTGGTTGCGGGGAGTGCCGGGAGTCAAGGCCCGGCTACTCCCCTATCGGCGCGCGTGAGTCGCGGCACGCGCCGGGTCCGTTGATCAGAACGGAAGATCTTCTTCCGTCGGCATCGGCACTTCATCGTCCTGCTGCAGCGCCGCGCGGGCCTCGGCCACCGTCCTGGTTCCGGCGGTATTCGGCGCGGCAGCCGGGATGGCCTTCGCCGACGCCGACGCAGCGGCACGCAGCATCGAGCCGAACCGGCCCTGCAAGCCGCCGACGGCCTGCGCGTCGGCCAAGAAGGGCTGCGGCTCGTAGTCGGCGGCGTTGATCCAGGCGGCCTTATAGCGCACGACGCCCTGGTACTCGTCTTCCTTGACGACGATCTGCACCATCGTGTCGGGCGGCGGGCCGTCGATCTTGCGCAGGTCGCCCATCCACTTGACGGCATCGGCGCCGAACGCGCGCACCAGGTTATCCACGGTCTGCGTGTTGATCGTGCCGTCCTTCTTGACGATCCAGTAGTCGCCGTAGGCGTGGTGGTCGCCGTAGCCCGTCCAGTCGGTCCACTGGTCGCCATCGCGCTGGGCGGTGATCAGGAACCCCATGTTGATCGCGACTGCTTGCGTGTCCTTGGCGGTCTTGACCCCCCATGAGATCGGGCGGGCCATGAACGTTCCCTCGCGGTCGATCTTCATGCTACTTACCTCCGAAAATCATGGACCAGATGGTGCCGTCGGTAGGGTCGTTGAACGGGAGTTCCTCGCCCACCGAACGCGACTTGGCGATGTGATCGGGACGCTCGAAAGGCCAGATCGTGCGGGTGCCGGTGCCGATGCCCTTGCCGTCCACAGACGCCACGTCGTAGCCGACGTACAGGACGTGGTCGGCCCACTGCACAACCCGGTTGCGGATGGACGCCTTGCCCGACTTCGGGCCTTGCAGGTGCGGCTCGTAGCGGATGAAGTTCTCGCCGACCGGGTTCGGGACATCGACCACGCAGTCATGGGCGATCACGATCACGTTGCGTCCGCGCCTGACCTGGCTGTCGAGGTCCGACAGCAGCAGCAGGAACGAGTCGTAGACGTGCTGGTAGCCCTTGCCGAATCCATACGCCTCGACGGACGACGCCCGCTGGCCCTTGTCGGTCGTGACAGTCGCCAGCGTGTAGGCGACGGCCAGTTCTTCGGCCTTGGTCGCGGAGTCCAGCACGATGGTCTGGTAGCCGTCGAACAGGCTGGACTGGAGGCACCCGCGCAGGTCGTTGAAGGACTCGATCCCTTCGACCCGCTGGGCGTCGATGCGGCAGGTTCCGCCCTCGATGTCGATGAAGATCGGGTTCGGCGCCATCGCCGCCAGCGTCGACTTGCCGATGCCGCCGGGCCCGTAGACCATGACGCGCTGCGGCCGGTCGATCAGCCCGCCGATGACGGCGAACTTGGCGGCGTCGGGTGCGGCCTGGACGACGGGGGCCGCTTTCGGCACTCCGTTCGTGCGGGCGGGAGGCGGGAGGTTTCCGTTAGCCATGTCAAATCCCCTCTCAACGTGCCGGGCTTGCCCCCGGCGTGGCGTGGACGCGCTAGCCCGCGTCCTCGGCACACCCCAACTCGGGGTGGATCTCATCGGAGCGGACGTATCCGCTGGGCGTGCTGGCTTCCAGATCGCGGTTCATGCAGACCGCGACGTACTCGCACGGGAACGGGTTAAAGCAGCTCGACGGGTTGCGGTACCAGCGTCCGGTGCGCTGGGCTTCGCGGATCGACTGCTGCTGCTGCCAGATTTCAGAGGCGCAGTCATCGAGGTCTTGCTGCAATCTGGCGATCTCGATGCGGGCGAAGTAGTGGTCGGGGCGCTCTGCGATGTCCGCGGCGATGCGCGCGGCGTACTCGTCTGGAGTCTCGTCTGCGTCGCGCTGGTTGGCGTAGAGCGCCCCTGTGGCCTTGACGTATTTGCGCTGATCCACCGGGGTCGCCTTGAGCGGGCGCAGCCCCGGCCTGCGCGTCACGTCGTACAGCACCGTCTGCACGTCGTACCCCGCCGCGCGTGCCTCGATCATGTACATGGACAGCTGCTGATCCATGTGCAGCCGCAGCCAGTAGTCGGCTCCGGGGGCGAAATCCCTGCTGGTGGTCTTGTATTCCATCAGAGCGAGGCGACCGTCGGGCAGCCTCACGATGCGGTCCATCTTTCCGGCCAGACGCCAGACTCCGGTCGGGCGGTTGGTTTCGGGGTTGACCAGCGGGAGGTAGAACTCCTGCTCTGTGGCGACGACTTCGAGGTTATTGAGCGACCACTGGGCGGTGTGGCCGTTGAACATCGCGGCAACCATCGCCGCCTCGAAGTCGTCCTCGAGCCTGGCGTCGATGATGGCGGCGACATCCTGGCCGTTGTCGGCGGCCTCGAGGGCGGCATGGAAGGCCGACCCGACGCGCAGCGGCGCGCCCTCTGTGTCTGGCCGGATGCCCAGCTCGTAGCGGATGTAGTGCTTGCGCGGGCAGGACCGGTAGCACGAGAGTCGCGAGTGGGTCAGGAGTTGGTGGCTCATGCGTCCACCTCCGCGTCGCGGTTCCATGCGGCGAGGAGCCGGGCCTTGCGGTCGGCCTCGACCTCGGCGACGCCCTTGTGGTCGATGGCGGGGTGGTTCGCCATGAGGCTGACGATGTCACGGAACTCGTTGATCTGCTGGACGTGGTCGTCGGCCGCCTCGCACATGGCGCTGCGGGCGTCAGCCATCATCTCGCGGTCGCGGTCCCATTCGCGGTCGGTCATCTCGTATTGAGATCCGGCGTCGTAGGTGGTATCTTCGTTGTGCATTGCGACTCCTTCGATTCGTGGCGCTTGGGGGCGGGCTTTGTGACGGCAATCCCATTTGCCCGCCCCCTCTTGACTTCACCCGGATACCTTGAACCCCCTCCTTTCAATCGACCAGCGTGCGCCAGTCGCGCTTGAGGGCTTTGCCTGCGGCCCGCCAGAATCGGACGCTGCCGCTACGCTGCCCGTTCTCGACCCTGCTGACCATCGCCCTGTCGAAGTGCATCTTCCGTGCGAGGTCGCGCTGGGTCATCTCTGCTTGCCTCCGTGCGCGCTTCAGTTTGCTTTCCATGTGCCCAAGATTAAATCCGGTGTGACTCTATGTCAACCTTATTTTCGGTCCAACAGGCAGAAACTTGAGGGTAAAATTGCGGAAAAATTCCGCGATTTCCCCTGTAGTTTTATTGTGGGCGTGGCCTAAATTATTTCGATGTCAGGAAAATACCTTAATTTTGCGACAATTCCGCAAGTCGTTTATAATCAACACTATCGCCAGACAGGCCCAAGAAGCCGCCTAGAAGCCCCGCCACGGCACGCGAGTTTCAACCTATCCGACGGTACGGACAGGGTAGCGATCGTTAAGCCACGCTAACGCTGGGCGGCAAATTCGGGCCGTCGCGCTCGGCGGTCACGACTGGCGCTGTATATATAGTGACGCCGACTGTTGCAATCTTTCGTAGCTATGTTCGCTACCATACCGAATATTGTGAGGGTAGCGAACATAGTTGGGGGCAGATTCCGGGGTATTCTGAGGGGATTCCGAGGACCACAAACGCCGACCCCCAGCGCCGGAAGGTGCGCCGGGGGCCGGTTGGCCGCAGACGACACCGGTTTATTATCCGGCCGTCCGCGGTGACCTGCGCGGAGGGGGCACGCGCAGGGGATGGATCGGCTACCGCCTGGACGAGTCCCGCAGCCGCTTGATCCGGTCGGACTTGGACCCCGGCGCCGACTTCGGCGACAGCAGCAGCGGCCCCACGTCCACCTTGGCGCCCTTGGCGTCCACCTCGCCGAGGCCGGGGATCTCCTGAACCCAGCCGAGCGCGTTGAACGCCGCCACGCCGGAGTCCACGAGCAGCCCGATGGCGATTCCGTCGAACGGCTCCGCGTACCACGGCAGCCGGATACAGTCGTCCAGCACCGCCACCACGGCGTCACGCTTCTGCGGGTTGGTCAACGAGCGCCCGTCGATCACGATCTGCTCGGCCAGCAGGATCGCGCCTCGAGCCACCCCGAGGATCAGGTCGGCGTTGTGTCGCATCTCGGCCCACGCGCCGACGTACTCGTCGCCGTCGTCATCGAACGGGTTCCAGTCCAGAGCCTTCGCGGCCGTGATGGCCGCCAGCAGCCCGGAGTCGTCGAGCTTGCGCTCGATGTAGTCCACGATCTGGTCCTTGTTGAACTCGGTCTTCATTCTGTCCCTCTCTTTTTGATGATGACCTCGCGCACGAGCTGCACGAGATTCTTGCCCAACGACCAGGCGCCGATTGCGTAGAACCAGGCCTCGCCAGCCTGGGCCGCGATCTGCGCGTCATCGAGCACGACCCCTCGGACCTTCGCACACAGCGTCACGGCGAACCCGGCCGCGAACAGGGCCGCCCCCGGTGCCGTCGCCTTCTGCATCGGCAACTCGCCGCCGAAGTCTGACCGCTGCCCGATCTGCTTGCCGGCCCACCCGGCCAGCATTGCCGCCGCGATTGCTACGAGTTCGTGCCATTCCATAACGGACCACCACCCAGGGTCTTGAGGTTCGCCGATACCCTGTCCACATACTGCTGATTCTCGTAGGTGCCATCTGACCGCTTGCGCGGAGTACCCGCGTTCCATGCGGCCACGAGGTCGCTCCCCAGAAACCCGCGGCCGACCAGGTGCGACAGGTGGCGGCATCCGTACTCGACGCTCTCCGCGGGCAGCAGCAGCCGGGT